CCCATTCCACGGCATGCTAACATATCAACACATCCCGCCGTTACGCATAGTAATCATTGTGCCTTTGGTTTTACCTTTGGTAATACAACCATCAGCACGGCTAGAAGCTGAGCCGCCTTTGGCCATTCTTTTGACAGATCTACCGTCAATGTCTTGGGGCACAGGCATACCTTCACGGAACACTGTATCTTTAGGTACAGGTTTCTTAGGTGCTTTAGGCATAGGCTTTTTAGCAGCCGGTGCGCTTTCAGGATTCATTGGAGGCTTACCCATCTCAGCGGTATAGATACCGCCATCAGCGTATTTTTTCATAGCTCAGCACTTCCCACCATTTTTCATGGCAATCATTGTTCCCTTAGTTTTACCTTTGGTAGCAATGCCATCTGGTGTTTTACCAGTTTTAACAGCGCCCATCTTAGAAGCAGCCATACCGCCTTTTTTCATGCCGTGTGCTTTAGAAGCGGGAGCCGCAGCGTGAGCTTTCAAAGAAGTAGCAATGCCACCTTTAGCCATTTTGCCCTTGCCGTCAGCAGCAAAGCTAGGAACCATTTTGCCGCCTTTGTTGACCATAGGCATGCCGCCGTCTGCATATCCACCCATATTCATTTTTTTCATATCGCCACCTTGTTTAAAAGTTTTGCCTTTATCGGCTTTGTTGAACTCTTTGCCCACAGATTGTGGAACGCCTGCTTTCTTGGCAAACGCAGGATTGTGCGCTACTGCCGCCATGAAATTGTGTTGCGCTTTACTTTTGCTCGGCATCATTTCCCCGCTTGAATAAGCTGGTCAATTTTTGCTTCAAGCTTGTTAAAGCGTTGGTCAATGTGGTTCGTAATGCGATCCACTTCTGCTTGAGTAACGTTATCACGGGCAACCTCCTCACGGGTTTTGTTCAAAAGAATCGTAATACGGGACAACTCGCGAAACTTTTCATTCACGATATAACCCATAACTGACATTAACAATGTTAATGTGGCCGACCAAACTGTATTGAGATCTAGCATTTCCATTTCTTCAACGCTTTATTGATCCGTGAATCTGGATCTTTTGCGGTCTTTTCGCTGGTTAACTTCTTCTTCATACCGCCCATCCTCGCACAGAAAGCGTCCTTGCGGGAGCCGCCTTCCGGCTGGGGAGGTTTCAAGTTCATACCTTGCTTTTTGGCGGAGGCGCGTCCCTTGGCATTCAAGCCACCAGTCGGACTCTTTCCCTCTTTCCTCTGCCATGCTGGACTCTTAGCCATAGAACACCGTGATTTTTGCGCTGGCAGGCAAAGTTATATGGACATTTGTACTAAACAAAACGCCTTCTCCGGGAACCGTAAATGATAGCGGATTTGTTGGTGAAACAGCAATATTAAATTGCAAAGTTATGGGGCCGCCAGAACCACCGTCGCGAAAAATAATGTCACCAGCAGTGCCGCCAGTCAAGAATTGATAGCCCCGCACTCGGGTGCGGTAGGGCACCGCAGTGCCAGTCGCTTCTAAATGAACGGCTTTTACGTCTGTTTGCATCATAATCAATCTCCTTTAAAAAAGGGGCCGAAGCCCCTTGGGTTGATTAAGCGATACGAGAGAACACGTATGCAGTGGCGCTAGAGAACATGATGCGGAAGCAACCAATGCCAGTTACGCCAGATGGCACGGTCAACAGGCCAGCACCAGCACTAGAACCAGCGGCTGCAGCGGCAGACAAGATGCCATTAGTTGCAACAGCGATAGTCACGGTGTTTGCGCCAGCGGTGTTGTCAACGTACAAGTCCAGCGTAGTGCCACGAGTTGCGCCCAAGGCTGCGCCAAGCAAAGTGCCTGTAGGCAAAGTGATGGTGACTGTTCCAACAGAAGTTGAAGTGATGTAGCCCGTAGCAACTTCTGCTGCGGTGGCTGTTGCTGTGGCGTTAATAGCAGCGGTTGAGGGATGGTTTTGGTCAGTAAAAACCAGATTTGTAGTAGTTAGGTTGGTTACGCTAGTGGTAGCACCAAACGTAGCGTCAACTGTAACTGCGCCAGTTGTTGCGTTAATAGAAATGTCTTGAAAGCCGTTTTCAGAACGAACTGGGCCGTTAAACGTGGTATTTGCCATGATTTTTCCTTACATACAAGTTAAGTGCATCAGTCTGTATGTCGTCAGCCGGGACTGTCTAATGCACCGGATAAGCCCGGATTAATATGTTTATACCACTCAAATAAAAACAATGCAACAAAAAAGGGAGCCGAAGCCCCCTTTTTCTTTACCGCTGATTAAGCACCAGCAGAGCCGAACATACCCAATGGATCTGACCAACCAAAAGAATAACGCTCGCGAGACTTGTAACGAACGTTACCTGTATCGAAGTCGCCGTCCATGGAGTTAGCCAAGGGTGAACGAACAAAGTGCTTCATGCCGTTAGGAACGTCTGTGGTCAAGAACCAAGCGTTAGTATCGGTCAAGAAGTGGTTTACACAGTAACCTTCAGCAATTGAACCGTTGTTCTTAATTGCGTTGATGTCGTTATCAGCTGTACCGACACGGAGTTCCGTTTCGAGCAAGCGGGTAGCAACGAATTGCAATGAAGAAGGAACAACCAATTTCTTTGGTTTAGCTGCGATCAACAGGCCGCGCTCGTCTGTCCACAAGCTGATCTGAATAACGGCGGCTTCCAAAGAAGTCTCGTTCAAGTCAGCTGGTGTAGTAGGAACGTTACTGTTAGTACCACCAGACACCAAAGGATGTGATGCACTGAACAATGCAACACCGTCACCACCAACATAAGCGCTAGAGAAACCGTTGTTCAAAACAGCGGCTGCTTTAACTTGCTTGGTGTATGCCATAGCGCGGGCCAAAGCTTTCGTATAACGTGCAGACAAAGAGTCATACAAGTTATCTTCGATAGCCTCTTCAGTCAAGCTGAAGCCCAAAGCAATGGTTTCGTGGTTGTATCGAGCAGTCCATGCTTCCTGTGCATTGTCATAGCTGATGGCAGAGCCTTCATTTTTGACTGGTGCGGCAGAGAAGCCAGAGAGTTTAGTCTCTTCTTCGAAGCTACGCTCTGATGTCTCAGTTTCGTAGATCTCTTTGTGCTCTTGATCGTATGTTGCATATTGCAGACCGAACAAAGCGTTCAGACCGGGAAGCAACTCTTTAAGTAGTTGTGCGCGTGAAATAGCCATGATCTAGCTCCTTATGCTGTAGCAGTTGCTGCGTAATACTCGTGCTGACCAAAATTCAATTTAACCAGAATTTCTGGGAATTGATTAAAGATCAACGTTGAGCTTGCGGCAAACGCAGTGATGGGGGCTTGATTCAAAATCACAGTCGTTGCACCAGCCGCCGCTGCTGTATCTACAAAGGATCCTGAAGCAATGTAATTGCCGTTAGAGTCCAATGAGCCTACATCAGTACCAACAGGCAACGCAAAGGGAATTGCGCTACAAGTGATAGTGGCAGTTGAAATGCTTGTGAATGTGGCGGAACCAAGAGAAACTTCGGTATCTGGATTCAAACCCAACACACGCAAAGGCAGAGCATCTGTCGTTGCAGGCGTATCGCTTGGAGCTAGAACTGCGTTCTTTGAATTACCAGTTGCAGTGCTGCCAGTGTTGTTGATCATGGCCACGTTTTGGCCGATCATTGCACGAGCACCAGAAGCAATAACAGTAGTAGCCGAGCAAACAACAGCAGAGAACACAGTGTCAGGATCGTCACAAACGATAGCCATAATGTCGCCCGCAGCAGTACTTGCTGGATAATACTGAGAAAACGTCTTCTGTTTGGTCAGCGGGTTGGTATACGAGCATCCCAAAAAGACACCCGCTACTGTACCCAACGTACCAGTACTTACAGAAAGACGCTCTAAATTACCGCGAACCAAGCCCACGAGATCACCATAAAAGATGTTCGTAGCGTAGTTGTTGATGATTGCGTATTCACGAGTAGAACCCGCAAATACCTGACCTCCGATCAAGTTGATCGGTTTTAGCCCGTAAGGGCTTGAAACCACAGGATAAGCCATTTAAGACTCCTATAAAATTTAAGTACCTTTACCAAAGCTAGACGAGGATTTATTCTCTTTGAAGAGAGGCATCCGCGCATCGCTTTGACGCATTAGATTGTTGTCTACAGCTTCCGTCTGAGATTGTGTCAACTTGTTAAAGTGCGTATTACGCTGTTCCACAAACTCTTTCGGGGTCTTACAGAGTAACAACCCGCCAATCTCAATATGGTCTTTATAACGGCTATTGGGATCAGCTAACAGTCTAAATTGTGGTTGTTCATCTAAACCTACTGGCTCCCATCCTTCGCGCCGTTTTGCGGCCAAGTTACGAGGGTCAGCTGTGTTTAAATTAGAAACACGAATCCATCGGTAAGCGTAGTCCGGGTGCTTGTCGGGTTCAGGTAGAAGTTCGGCCTGCTGCCACTGTTTAGGACGTTCAGCCATCAATCTATCTTCAAGTTCACGCGGTTTTCTGTTTTCAGCCATTATTGGCCTCCATTTCGAGTTTCGCCTTGGCATATTGCTCGGGCGTTAAATTTAGTTTCTTGGCCAGACTCATTTCAGATGGATTCAAACGAACCCTCTTAGGAGCAGTTGACCTTGTAGCCGGTGCTACCACCGAACTTCTTCGAGCGACTGGGCGCTCATTTTGTTCCGCTTCTTCCTCGAATCGCTCGGGGAAACGCTTGCGGATAGTGGCGTCTATCTTTCGATAATATTCTTGTGATGAAACCTGAACACCTTCGCGCTTGAGTCTCTCATGGAGGCCTAGAGCTAAACTGGTCATCTCTTCATCTTCTCCGAACCACGGATTTTCCTGTTGCCATGCTTGCGCGCTGGGGTCAGGACGGAACTGTGGTGCCGGCTGTGATTGCATTTGTACAGGAGTTTCTTCCTCTTGTAAAGCGGGTGGACGAAAATTCTTTACTTTTTCGGTTTTGAGGGTTGCTTGGGTAAGACGCTCTTGGGCTTCCATCACCTTATCAGTGTCGCCAGAATCATAGGCTTCACGATAAGCGCGCTTGGCCGCTTCCATCTCCATAGCCACAGCTTTCTGAACGCTCATAAGCACGTTCTTCTCGCTGTTATTAAGGTTTGACTTAAGGCGCTGGTTCTCTTGCATTACCTTTTGAGCAAAGGCAATAGCCTCTTGTTGCTCTCGTATAGCGTTATCTTTCTCACGGCGTTCATCGTGAGCCAGCTTCTTCATCTGGATTAGCTTCTTTTTGACCTTACTGGAATAGTCTTCCAGCTCATCGTTATAGAGCTCTTCCTTTACATTGTCCGGCAGAGGGGGTTTACCGCGATCCTCTTCCGGCGTGTTGTCTTCTACGTCAATGATGATCTGTTCATCAGTTTGATCGTCTTCTGTGGTGACCTTTACGTCATCCTGTTCGTCTGGGAATTTAAAAGTTTCAGCCATGTTGTTCCTTATTTACGGCGAATACCGCGAGGATCATCTACTACGCCTTCAACAGAATCGTCATTGATCACACGGAATTCTTTGCCGTGAATTACCAGTCGCGTTCCTGAATTGGGTCTAATCAAGATAAAGTCACCCTTCTTGCAGTACGGGCCAGATGGGAATCGGCTTGCGTCCTTGTAGCAGTCTGGGCCCATGTCTACTACGAATAACACAGTAGTCAGGGTTTCCTCAATCATGAGAGTTTCTTCCGCTTTAATGAGTCCGGAGTCTCCGTATTCTTTTTCCATATCGGGTATGGCACAAAGAATTCTGTAACCAGATGGGCGGGGAAGTTGTTTAGCCTTCTCCTCTGGCTTTGTGTTCAAGATCTTGGATAAATCCACGGCCTTGGTTATGTCGAGATTTGAAATCTCACTCGTCATCGTCATCGTGATTGACTCTTTCTTGTAGGTCTATGATGTATAAACGTGCAGTGAGTAGACCTTTCACCTCTCCACACATCTTCTTGTACTCCGCAAAGTCTTCAGCCTTGCCATCGGCTATTGACATTTGGAGTTGGGATACTTTGTCATCTATCTTTGAAGCTAGAAGTTTTAGGTATTTGTCGATCATTGTTTATTCCTCATCATGTCAGCCAAAAGTTTGGTCTTCTCTGACTGGGCGTCTTGGGCTAGTTCCATCTGATCTTTTTGTATCGTAGCCTGCAGGCGCGCCATATCAATTTCCTTTTGGGTAGCGATACGGTCACGCTCAATCTGCTGCTGTGATTGTTTGAGCTGGGCATCAGTTGCATCCTTCTGAGCCTTACGCTGCACCTCTTGACCCTTAAGCGCCAGCTCTTGCTGTTGCATTTGGATAAGGGGATCTTGTTGCAT